TTAAAACCTCATACTGACCTTCTAATCTATTTAATTTATTACTAACACAAGTAGTAATAGTTGTCAACATAATTAGTATAATAACTAATATAATTGTGATTTTTCTGTAATCTAATTTTAAGTTTATCATTTTATTTCTTCTTTTACTATTTTTATTAATTTTTTAAGACATTCTTCTTCACTGTTAAAGTTATATTCCCAATCACTTATTTCACTGTTATTAATATGCCCTGAACCATCATACCAATAAGTGATACTGTAATCTTCTAATTTTTTAAGTAAAAAAGAAAATGCTTGTTGGTAAAGTGGAGCTGAAACAAAAGCTATATTAAAAAGAATCGTAGGGTGGGTATTATGAACCCCATAGTTATCTTTTACAATAATTAATTTATTTTCTCTGCCAAAATATTTCATACAGTTCTCATTAAACCCTAATTCTTTTAAAGCTAATGCAATTTCATAACTAACGAATTCTTTTTTCATTTTACTTATCTTTTAATCGTTCTGCTTTATTTTTATTATAAGAAGTTTCTATGAAAATTAAATCTGAAATATCTGTCCAAAAATCTTTTTTACTAACTCTTGTCGCCAATCTTGCTTTATCACCTTTAATTTCTTTCAAAATAAATCGCATTCTTGAGTCACTTTGCCAAGTTGTGTGATAATTACATCCTACTATTAATTTCATAATTACATATTATTTATTTCATCATAAATTTCGGCGATAAAAGATTCAGAAAGAATTCCAAAAATATCTTCATCGCTACCTTCTAAATACACCGCATGAATATCAAATTCAGGATGTTCTTCAGGAGTTTCTCGTGTTGCAGGAAAATAAGTTCCTTCCCACTCTCCATCAATTGTTAATTTAATTCCGTTTACTGTAATTTTCATAATTTATTTTATTTTTCTAATTATACTTGTAGCTCTTTCAGAATCAGCGTCAAAGAAACCTATTTTTAAACTTCTTCTTTCAATTTCTTTAACAACTTTTTCCGCGTGGTCATATCTTGCTCTGTCCATTGCTTCAATTATTGTGTTCCAAAAACCACTACCTTTATTTACAAACTCTTCAAATCCGTTTTTTTTTTAGAGTACTACTTAAAATTTTATTGTTTGTCATAATTATTTATTTTTATTTGACAAATGTACGGCGAAAAAATGAAACTACCAAAAGAAATTTCATATTTCACAGTAATTTATAATTGTTCTAAATAACCTTTAACTAACTCTTTATACTCTTCTGTCATTTCTTCTTCTTTTAAAAGTTTACTAAAATGATATGTGCTATTATTTTCTTTTGCCGACAATCTTACATAATAAGTAAATTCGCGACCAAAAACTAAATAAAAACTGTTAGGATTGAAATCCCATTGATTCTTAACTTCTAACTGTAAATAAGGTTCAAAAGGTTCTACATCAGGAGTAAAACCAATAGAACGATTTTCATTTGTTACTTGTACGTAACGTGTGCTTCCGAATATTTTCATAATCTCTATTTTTATTCGACAAAGATATACATTATTTTTTATATGTGCAACAAAAAAGATAGATTTCGGCGGAAAAAGAATAAAAGTAAACTAAAAAAACAGAAACAAAGTACACCAAAAACAAGAAAACCTCCGTGTTATGGGAGGCTTTTTAGATAGGTGATGATTTCTTCTATTGGTAATTCTGTTGTGAAGCATTCGGTCTCTCCTTTAAAATATATCTTAGGTTTGTAGTTAAATAATTTATATTCTCTATGATGCTTCTTTTCTAAGTCCCAAATATAACCTGCATCGAATGACTTATATTCAAATATTATATCAATTTTATATTTTACATCTGCTGATTTTTTAAACCTATTTTCTGTAGAATGGCTACTTATACCAATCTTATAAAAATTTTCTTCTTCATTACTCATTTTTATTATATAGAGTGTACACTCCCTCCCTTTTGAAGCATTTATAAAATCAGTACGGCTATATCCTTTGATTCTATTACCATCTATAAAAGAACAATCAGTACACCCTGACCCCATTAAATGTACATCAGTTAGTTGTTTAAACTCTCCATGTACAGGGCACTCTATTTTACCTTCGCACCTATTACCACAATATTCATAATTAGGGTAAGTGTATTTATTATTATGTTTTTCTTTAAATTGCTCAATCATATAAGCTGTTTTATCTACAGCACTCCTTAAACTACCTATAGAGCCTTTTAACAGATGGTCGGGGGAAATCATAACAAGACCATACTTATTTCTACACAGTATAGGTGTATGATACTCTCCCCTTTCTCCTAAAATTTCAATACCACTGTTAGTATCTTTAATTCTTTGTAGAAACTCTTCGTCTTTCATTCTAGGAGTTCCTTTTTTAGTGCAATCTTTACAACCAAAACCTTTCATGTGATTAGATTCTATAAGGGTTTGAAGTCCGTGCTCTTTACATAGTATTGTTATTTTAGAGTCTGTGCCCGTAAATTTATAGTTAGGGTATTCATATAAACCGTTGTGTTTTTCTTTGAACATATTAGTTCTATATGTATCTACATCAACCGCAGTTTTTATATCTCCTTTAGCCCCATTAAGTAGAGTTTTAGTTATAACAGAGCAAATGCCATATTTATTCTCAATAAGAATTCTTAAATCTCCTCTAATAAATGGGGAGATAATTTTATAATCCCTATTGGGATAAAGTGAATCTAACTTTTTAAGGAATGTCTCTTCTGTGTAAGAACTTATTTTACTCATAATTTCGGCTTATATAAACGAGAAAACCTGTAATAGGCTATGGCGGTAGCTTCATACAGGTTACTCTTATTTATGTTTTTTATTTTTGTTTTTAAATCTCCGCCAAGAAATTAAAGCACAAAGGTACAAAAATAGTTTTAAATATACAAACCAATTAACTAATTTTTAACATTAATGAACTGCTCCATAGGATTTAGCAAATTCAGGCTCAGATTCAAATTTAATAGGTTGATTAAAAACCTTATTTACTTTATCCATACTTTCTTTAATAACTTTTCTTGCCCAATCTTCTTGCCCTTCGTCGATATAAAACGACAATTCGTCGTGTATTGTCATAATAGGTTTTACCCCCGCTTGAACTAAAAACCATAAAAATGTATCAAACACACAAGCTCCGAAGTTTTGATTACATGCTGAAAATTTAATATGGTCTGCCGTTAAAATTAGCCATAGTTTTGTAAAAGGGTTATAAATCCAATTCCTACCATCAACTACTTTTACTGTTAAACTGTCTGTGTATTGTTTAATTGATATGTTAGTATCCCAATATGCTTTATGTAAAGTTTGAGCCTCTTTTAAGCTAATTTCTGCTGTTTCTGCAATTTTTTTAGGAGATGCTGAATAGGTGCAGGCGTAATTTACTACTTTGGATGACTTACGAATCTTAGATATTTTTTTAAATTGCTCACTTAATTCTTCATCTGTGTAAACTTTAAATATTTCAGATAAATCTTCTCTACTTTTATTATCTTTCTTGTACCAATTGAAAAAATCAACCTCTTCTTGAGAAAGAAAACCTGCTTTTAATCCAATAGCTAAATGTGCATCATATCCAGGAGTATTTAAGGTTTCTACATAGTCAGGTGCATAAGGGTAAATTGAACATTGCTTCGTTTTATCTTCTAAAGAGCTCAAATCTGCATTTACAAATACCTTTCCTTTAGGAGCAATTAAACAACTTCTGACAAGTTCTCCATGTTGAGAGTTATTTGAAGGCAGGTTAACTATAGGTTTTCCATGTTTTACACGCCATGTTTTTGCCATCCCTGACCAAGAGGCTGTTACATATCCATCTTCTGTCATAGTGTCTAAAAACGCTTTTAAATAGCCTGCTCTATGTTGAGCAACAGACAATCCGTCTAAAGCTTCTAACTCAGGAACAGTTTTTATTAATTCTTTAATACTACTACATAGTTCCTTATTATCATCACGCAACTGAGCCACTTTACCATTAGCTCCATCTTTAAACAATTTTGCTTTCCATCCTTTCGACACTAAAAATGCTTTCATTTGTGTAGAACTTGATGGATTAGGTTCTTCATATTTTATAACTTCGTCAATAACTCCGTCATAATCTTCGGGCAAATTACATCCCTTTATAAGTCGCATCCAATTTTCACCTGCCACTGAAAGCTCCCCTGTCTTTTTATGCATGTTTTTAGGCTTTGTTCTTGTAGCTTTTACAGGAATTTTAGGCATAATACTTTTCAACTCTTCTACTTTTTCAGAAATAATCTCTTCTAAGTAAGCTAAGTTTTTTTTACAAAGCTCTACATCAAGTTTTATTTTATTATCTTCTTGAATGTTAAGAAGTATCATTTTAAAGTTGGCGCGAGATATAGGAGAGTGTATTTCATTATCATTAATATATAATTCTCTTAAAAGTGCTAGCTCTTTTTTCCAAACATAATAATTAATAAGACAATCCCTTTCGCAACGTTCTATAGCTTTTTCATAGGATAAGTTTAACCACTCATCAGCTTCAATCTTAACTTTTTCAAAACCAAACTCAATACCGTAGTCTTCCAAACCGTGCTTTAACCTATCGTTGTAAAGATAGTGACTAATAGCTAATGAATCTATAATTTTAGCTCTAAATTTTATATTAGGGAACATTATTTTTAGAGCAGGTAAATCGTAAGCTAAAAAAAAGTGTCCAACAATTGTATTATCAGGATTTTCAAAAACTTTTGCAATATCTTCTTCTTTATTTGTAGATTTTACCTTAAATTCTCCGTTATGCTCCCAACCAACTGATACACAATGTAAATCTTCGCTTGATTTTAAATCAGGTAGTAAACCTTTAGCCTCTATGTCGACAATGTACCACTTATCTAAATTATATTCCATACCTATAAATTTTTCTTTTGCAAATATACTACTTATTTTTAACTCTTGCAAGAATTTTTAAACAATCTTCTTTAACTTTCCTATTTCTTTCGTCAATTTCATTTAATTTAAATACTTTTGAAAGATAATTTTTTATATTACAATCTTCTGTTAAAATTAATCCTTGTTTACTTATGTACCAACCACAGTTTAATTTTGTGAGGTTGTATTTTGTTTTTATTTCTTCTATTATTTTCATTTTAGCGCGAAATTAAGTCCACAAAAAACCACGTATTTTAACTAATCTCATCAAATGCTCATCAGCAACTTTATCATCAATGGTCACTGAATCTTTGTTGTCTTTCCACCAATTGTAAAGATATTTACACTCATCCATAGATTCCTTATGGAATTCATAATTACAGTTATGTAGTCCTTTTTCTTCTACAATAAAATTTTCTAGCAATTGAAAACAAGCGTGAAGCATTATCATATCTTTGTCTACCCAACCATTTTTAACCGATTGTAGACTTTTTATTTTTAGTATTCTCATAATTTACCCCCTATAATCACTTAAAATTCTTGTCCACCAAGTTAATTTTCTCCCTAAATCATTTCTAAATGCCATAAAAAAGACATCAACATCCCAAAAATCTTCCTTATCAATCCATTTTATAAAATAATAATTATAACATCTGCTCCACTCTCCTAACGTGTGGTCAATGAACTTTCCTTTCTTGTAATTTATGAAGTGAATAATAGGTTGACCACCATCCATATAAACACACATTGCTATCTTTTTATGATTGTGTTTTACTGCTTCTGAAACTGAATTCATTTGACACTTGTAATTGAACCTACATTTTCCTGGTTTTACTTCAATAGTTTTAAAGTGAGAAATTATGTATTGATATATTTCTTTTTGTGCTTTGCTGTTTAGTATTTCCATCTGTTTTTATTTTATTTCTGCCGAAAATTTACTATCCCACTCACTCTCAAATCTACAGAATTTTAAACCACTATTCAAACCTTTATAAAAAACAGCTTCACACCATTTTCCTTGAGGATTTTGAAGTAAGCAAGTATCTAAGATAATGTAATCTTCTTCCTTTTTTAAGTAATGTTTATATAGTGTTTCACCAATTACCATATTCTAAGCTGTTTAAGATTGCTATTATTTCCTCTTCTGTTTTTTCACTATTTTTGTGCAAAAATCTTTTAGCCTTTTCTTTTTCAAAGTTGAATATCATTAGGCAGAATTTTAATGTTTTATATTTATTTTCCATTTTTATTCTTTTTTACGCGAATTTCTATACTCAATTTCATCAATAAAAGCTTTATTACATTCCATTATTTGATAGAATCTGTCATAGTTTATTTTATCATAAAATTCTTCTTTTAACATAGTATATTCTCCTGTAAACTGCTTAAAATACTCTTTCCAATACTCTAATTTAGTATTAAATTTCTCTATCCACTTCTCAACAAACTCTTTATCTTCCGAAACAAATACAGAAACAAAGTAGTGGTCGTCATAAGAACCTGTCGAGTATTTAGCTACATATAATTTATTTTCCATCTTCACTTTTCTTTACAATTGATACAATCTTACCATAAACCCTATCTTCTTTTTCTTTATACATTTTTAAAACATCTTCATGTCTATTATCATCAAAAAACGCGTTACAAACAAGTTTTGTTACTTTATCTTTTATTTTTGTTTCTATACTTGTTGGAGCGGATTCTAAAGGAGTAAAAAACAACTGCTCAATTTCGTACTTATCAAAGATTAATTTAATTTTAGCTGAACGACTATATCTTTCAACCACTTCTAATTTAACTTCAATATAAACTGATATTCCTAATTTAGTCCACAAAAATTTACCATCTTCTGTTGGTTTAGGTAGTTGTATTAATAACTTATCTTTTATGATGTTATCTAAGATAAAGTCTCTATATTTTTCTGTTATTGTCATTTTTTAATTTCTTTGTCTAAGTTACCATAACCATAGAAAATCTTCAGTGTTTTACCATCATCTTGATATTGTAATTCAATATCTTCTGCTCTCACTACTTTTTCTCTACCGTTTACTTTGGAAATTATTTCTACTCTGTTTACACTCATCTTTTTATTTTTACTATTCCCACCAACTTTTGATTCTTTCATTCATAATTTTAAATAACAAATCTTGAGCTCTTTGCTGATTTATGTTTCCAATATTCATAGCAATATACTTTTTACTTTCTAAACTGAAAATACCTTCTCCATTTAAAACTCGCTTATAAATCAACGGATATTTCTTAAAATACTCATCAAAGTTTTCCCAAATTTGCTCTGACTCCCAAGTTGAATATCCTTCCATATCACTACACTCCTCAAACCAATGCTTTTCTTTGTGATAATCAAAATATTCATGTTCATAAAACTCATCTTGTATTTTCTCAATTAAGCTTACACAAATTCTCATATCTTTTGCATCTTTTTGTGCTTTTGTATAAAAATCTCTATCTCCAATATATTTAGCTTGAGCTTTTAATTTATGTTTTAAAATTTCAAAGATATAGTGGTCGTCCCAATTTCTATCCTTCCAAATAATTGGCATCCAATAGATAAGGTTTTTAATCCCTTGTTTAATATCTCTAATCATTGTTTTTAATTTTATTTTCCGCGATTTCTTTAAAGTTTTTAAACAGTGGTGAAATAGCATAAAAATCTTTATTCTCCATTGCACCCCAAACAGAAAGCAAATCATTCAAAGATAGTACAGGTTTATTATTTAAAATCCACTCTTCAGCAAACTTCTTATCAGCATAACTATTCTTAATCCACTTTTCTGTTTTAAATGTTATTCCTGCTTCAGCTTCAAAGATTTTAAAATATTTAGTATCTACAGTATAGAATTTATCTCCGTGTTTTAATTCTTGACCGTCAATTGTTGTGAATAATACTTTTGGTTCTTCATGCTTAACTAATTTTGATAAATCTTGTCCCCAAACATTTTCTTTGCTACTTACATAAATTGCATTGTTATTAACTTTAAATTTATCAATCGTCCCTACAAAACCATATCTTGAGTCTTTAGCTTTATCTCCTAAACAAAACACTTCTCCATCAGATAATCTTTTGATTTTATAAATAGACTTATCTTTTAAGTCTGCATCTAATTTTTCAATATAAGAACTAATTGCTCCATATATACCTTTTACTTCTAAAATTTCAAAATCTCTTTCTACAACCTCTTCCCAATACTCACTTGAAGGTTCTACTCCAATTTCTACTGCAAATCGACCCTGTTTAAAAACTCCGTCTTTATAAGTAGCTGTTTCTCCTGTCTTTTTATGCTTATAAGTCTTTTCCATAATTTATATTTTAATATGTTTTTTAGTTATTTTTCGGCGAAATTTATATTATAATATAACTCCCCATTTTATCAAAGTCTCTCCAACACCATCTGTATCAGTGTATAAAACATTCTTAATCTCAAACTCTACTTCTAATCCTTCAATTAATTCAATATCTCTTGACTCAGAAAAAGCAATAGGATAATATTCAAACTTAATCTCGTCTAACTCTCTTCCTGTTTCAACTGTTCTTATAAACCAATTGTTGTTTTTGTGTTTTAAAATTCCTTTTTTCATAATATTTTGTTTTAATTACTCTGCAAATCTACAAATAAAATTCAGCATAAAAAAGAAAAAGACAGAAAAAATTACTTTCCTGTCTTAATTTATAATCATTCTAAATAAGCTTTAAAACTTATAATATGTATTTATAAGCTTCTACACTTATACTATCAAAAAGGCTCGTCTTTATTTTCGACAGAACCAAACGCTTGAGACAAATTAGCAAAACTTATAGGTTGTACAATTTCATCTACAGGTTTTTCACGTTCAAATGTAGGAGTTTGAAAGGAAGGAGTTGATGTGAAAGAAATATTATTAGTTTTAGGTTTTTCAAAATCCTTTACCTCAATTGTATATAAATCAACATACCCTATATCTGCACTTCTGTCTTTTAAAACTTCAACGAAAATACAGCCTTCTGTAAATAGACTGACCTTACCATGTTTATTCTCCTCCGTAAATCTGTGTGATAAGTGTGGATATTTATCAGGTTTTATAAGAGCATATTGGTCAATACCTAAATAATTTGCATTTTGTAACCCGTATACAAAGTCTGAGATGTGGTAAAGGGTATCACTCATATAAATATCATCCCTTCTTAACCTACTTTCATTAGATTTTTCTTTCAGCCTACTTAATACCCCACGGTTAGCTTGCGTTAATAGAACTATTGCAAAATTCTCATATCTGTTTTTTAACATGTTTAAGCCTTCTACCATATCATCAATAGCTAATTTTTTATTATCATTCTTAGCTTTCAAAAGACCCGCGTGGTCTAAATCTAGTGTTACTAACTTTTTATCAGTATGTTGTTTTAAAAATTCCTCTGTTTCTTTTAAAAATTCCTCCGCTGATAAAGGAGTCTGATTAACAAAAAACCTACCATCAAATTTAGTCTCTCTATACCTTCTTAAAACTTCTTTTTCATCTTCAGTAAAAGGATTGTTTAAAATGTCTTTAAACTGTTTTTTTGTTAGTTTTTTTATATCTCTAATAGTAGTTGAAAAATTAGTCATTTCAAAACTGTTAGAAACCCAAACATAATCAACAGCTTCAGGATTAATATTAAA